GAAACAGTATGTCGCACAAAACCAAAGGGTGATATTAAAATAGCACCAAGGAAAGATCTTGAGTAAATTTTGTAAACTATGCGATAATCATTTTGAAAGCAATAATAAAAATCAAATATATTGCTCACCTGAGTGCAGGGCAACTGCAACAAAGGAAAAGATTATGCAAAGATACAAGGTTTCAAAAGTTAAATCTCGTGCTACAAAGTCAAGAAAATGTGCTGGTGGATGCGGTATAGAAATTAGTATTTATAATGATATTGGTTTTTGTAATATCTGCATGATGAGCAAAAAAAAGCTTGATCAAACATTGAAAGATATAAAAGGATACTTTGATTATGAGCAAACCTAGTTGGAAAGACATTGGTAAGCCAAAAAGGTTTATGTCAATAGATGCTTCTTCTACATCTGCTGCATTTGCAATATTTGAAAATAATGAGTTGGTTAAATTTGGTAAAGTTAATTTTACTGGAAACGATCATTATAAAAAAGCTGGAGATGCTTGTAAAAAACTTACTCCACTGTTCAAAGAGTTTAATGTTGAAGCAGTTGTAATTGAAAATACTATCTTTGCAAACTCTCCAAAAACATCAATGCAATTAGCTCTTGCACAAGGGGCTATCGTAAGTGCAGCCTACATTAATGGAGTAAAAGATATATACCCATGTGTACCAGTTGCCTGGCAAAACTGGATTGGAAACAAGGTTTTAACAAAAGATGAAAAGCTTGAACTAAGAAAAGAAACTCCTGGAAAGTCAGACTCTTGGTACAAGGGGAAAGAAAGAGAGTTTAGAAAAAATAGAACTATCAGACTTGTCAATATAGAGTTTATGACTGATGTAGATGACAATGATGTTGCAGATGCAATAGCTATTGGATGGTATGCAACAAATAACTGGAATAAGATTACTAAACTTGACTTATAAAGGATATAATGATATTATGAAAATGTACACTAATGAAAATTGGCTAAGAAAAAGATTTTTAATGGACAAGAAAACACCAGAAGATATTGCAAAAGAGTGTGGAGTTTCTGTTGAAACTGTTTATGTCTATCTTGGCAAGTTTGGACTGAGAAAGAGTAGAAGGAAATAATGGCTGAATATCCATCAGAAGCATTCTTTGCAAACAAGAATGAAGATAAGATTAAAAAGATTCTTGAACTTTCTAAAACTGCACCAGCTGGATACAATATCCTTGCTGCCTGTTTAGAAATTACAGAGATGCTACTAGAAAAAAATGTGGCATATGGAAATTCTGCCCTAAACCCTATTCGTATCTTTAGTAATGCAGACGATATGGAACAATTGAATGTTCGCATTGATGATAAGTTAAATAGAATTAAAAATAAAAAGTTGTATGCAGGAGACAATGACGAAGACGATCTAATTGGATACTTGTTGCTAAAGAAGGCTAAAAAGCGTGGCTAAAAGAAAAATAACTTATTTAGATAGGTTTGAAAGAAAGTTCTCAATGATTACTGAGAGTGGTCATGAAGTAAGTAAGGGTGACTTAATTAAGATTACTGGAGAGTATGGAGCTATCTTTAAGTTTCAATGTCTAGTCAAAAATCCCGAAAATGGTGTAGAATGGATAGACTGCTTTCAAATGCTGAAGGATATGTCTGGACCAACTAGGTCTTTTTATCCTGACAGGGTTAAGGCAGTAAAGAAGAGAGGTAAGCGTGTCAAGCGAAGCAGCGTTAGTTAATCATTTAGATCTTGTTAACAAGGTTGCATCAGAGTACCTAAAAGGTTCAGATGCCTCAGAGATTGCAAAAATTTTAAGCCTTCCAAGAGCAAAAGTTACAGAGCTACTTACTGACTGGAGAGTTATGGCTGCAAACAACCAAGCTATCCATGCTCGTGCAAAAGAAGCCCTTGCTGGTGCAGACCAACATTACTCTTCACTAATTAAAAAAGCTTATGAAGTTATTGACTCTGCAGATCAAACTGCAAATCTAACTGCTAAGACAACATCTATTAAACTTATCGCTGATATTGAAAGCAAAAGACTTGAGATGTTGCAAAAGGCTGGACTCCTAGACAACCAAGAGTTGGCAGACGAACTTTTAGAAACAGAAAGAAAGCAAGAAATACTTATAAGTATTCTTAAAGAAGTAACTTCATCCTGCGACTCTTGTAGACCAAAAGTTTTAACAAAACTTTCTCAAGTTAATGAGGGTGGGGTAGTTGTAATTGACAATTGATATCAGTGACTTTATGGAGGCTCTTGATGAGTCCCCATTTTCAGAAACCCCAGTAGATGTTGTAACATTTGTTACAGGTGAGAAATATTTAAATCAACCACAGTTGTCAGAGTATCAGTATACTCTTGTTGAATGCATGAGCCAAATTTATCAAGAAAAAGATTTGATTAGATTTATGGGTGAATCTGCAGGTAAAGAACATTATAAAAAATATACTAAGAGTGAAATTATAATGCAACTTGGAAAAGGTAGCGGAAAAGATTACACATCTACAGTTGGTTGTTCTTATTTAGTTTACAAGCTATTGTGTTTAAAAGACCCGTCAAGATATTTTGGTAAGCCATCTAATGATGCTATTGATATTATGAATGTTGCTATCAATGCTCAACAAGCAAAGAATGTTTTCTTTAAAGGATTTAGAAGTAAGATAGAGGGGTCTCCCTGGTTTGCAGGAAAGTTTTCTCCACCAAAGATTGATAGCATTGAATTTGATAAAGCTATTACCGTATATTCTGGTCACTCAGAAAGAGAATCTGCTGAAGGTCTAAACTTAATGCTTGCAATTCTTGATGAGATTTCTGGATTTGCAATGGAGTCTGCAAGTGGAAATGATCACGCCAAAACTGCTGACAATATTTATAAAGCATTCCGTGGATCTGTTGACTCTCGCTTTCCAGACTTTGGCAAGGTAGTTCTTCTTTCATTCCCTCGTTTTAAAGGTGACTTTATTTCAACAAGGTATGAAGATGTTATTGCAGAAAAAGAAACTATTGTAAGATCGCACGAGTTTATTTTAAACCCAGCACTATCAGAAGATGATCCACAAAATAAGTTTACTGTGGAGTGGGACGAAGATCATATCAATTCCTATAAACTTCCAGGAGTCTTTGCACTTAAAAGACCAACTTGGGAGATTAATCCTACAAGAAAGATTGAAGATTTTAAATTAGCTTTCTTTACAGATATGCCAGATGCACTAATGCGTTTTGCCTGTATGCCAACTACATCCTCTGATGCTTTCTTTAAAAATAGAGAAAAGCTCGGAATGGCATTTAAAAAGCATAACCCTATTGATGTTGGTAAAAGAATAGAAGAATCATTCCAACCAGATCCTGAAGTAACATACTATGTCCACGCTGACCTGGCACAAAAGCACGATAAGTGTGCCGTGTCTATTGCTCACATTGATAAGTGGGTAAGTCTACAATCGTTTAATGATTACCAGCAAATTGTTCCCTTTGTTGTGGTTGATGCAATTGTTTACTGGGAACCTAAAAAAGAAGGTCCAGTAGATTTATCAGAAGTGAAAAATTGGATTATTAATTTAAGAAGACTTGGATTTAATCTTGGTTTAGTAACATTTGACCGTTGGAATTCTTTTGATATTCAAAGAGACCTAAGTAGTGTGGGCATAAAAACAGAAACACTATCTGTGGCTAAGAAACACTATGAAGATCTTTCTATGCTTGTTTATGAAGAAAGAATAGTTTTACCTCAAATAGATTTATTACTTGAGGAAATGCAGGAACTTAGAATTATGAATAATAATAGGGTAGACCACCCTAGAAAGAAGTCTAAGGACCTTGCAGATGCTATGTGTGGATCTGTATATAATGCAATCAGCCATACAAGAAGAGAAAAAATTCAGGAAGTAGAAATTCATACCTATCAATCTCGTCCCAAAGTTGACAAGGATGATAGTAAAATGGTAAAATCTAAACCTGAGATGACAGAAGATATCAAAGAGTATCTTATGAATTTTAATTTAATTTAGTAGAAATGGAAAAATAATGAGTAAAAGAGTTCTTTTAACAGGTGCAAGTGGTTTTGTTGGAAGCCATGTGCTTAGACACTTGCTGGTGAATACAGATTGGTTTATAGTTTGTCCAACAACATTTACACACAAAGGTTTAACAGATAGAATTAATGTTGCATGT